CTGCATGAGGCGGTAAGTTAAATACTTCTGCCGCCAGTATGCCAACATAACGCTTTGCCGCACTGTCGTATTCGTCGTGTAATGTGCTGGCTGAGTTTTGTTGCTCCTGTGCTAACAGCGACGAATTCAATAGCAATCCTGCTACCAATAACCATTTTTTCATTCTATTTCCTCTCCTGTTTATAAAAGCGCTTTGGCAGCGCAGCGGTGTTAATGGCTCACACTTTTCATGAGTTTTTTGTATAGCGTTTCGCCTAAACGTTTAAACGCCTCTTGTAGCACTGCTGGTGATTCATCTGTAGCGATCAATCCCATTGTTTGCGCCATTCCCATGGAGGCGACAAACGCGCTTACGCACTGTGTTTCTGTGATATCCGGCAAAGTAATTGAAGTTTGCGACTTACCTGTTAAAAACCATTCCATCGGCACCCCGGTTTTTTGGCTGGCAAGAAAACAAGCATGAAACGGCGGTGTTTTTGCGTGTACCCACGTTGCGACAGAACCCGGCGTGGTGTGTAAAAACGCTGCTAACGCCTTATCGCTGGGCTTGTCGCACAACGACTTAATACGCGCTATTACGATGTGATTTGGGGATATGTGCTCATTGCAATAGTCCAGATAGTTACCTGTGATTAACACCATTGTTGCCGCCTCTGAGTGAATAATGAAAAGTATAATATTACTATTTTTGTGCGAGTCAATGTTGTAAATAGTAATTTATTACTATAAATTAATTTCTGCTACTCAGGTGGTAGTAACAATAAATTGATAAACAGTACTTTGTTAAGCAAGAGGGCAATATGAGAAGAATTATGGGTTCAGACTTACGCGCTATGCGCATGGTGTCGGGGCTAACCACTGTCGCAATGGCAGCAGCAGCCGAGGTTAAAACCCGAAAAACCTATGAAAACTGGGAAAAAAATGTGGGAACGCCCAGCGTAAATCGCCATGGCGGCTGCTTGTGGTTTGAAGGCATCAGAGGTGATTGCTCATTATGAGTGCGATGCTGAGGCGGCCTGAAAGATAGAGGAAGACAACAATCCTTTTGTAGCAAAACAAGCCGAAAATAGCATAAAGCGTTGGCTGATCCTGAAGGTCTTAAAAAATCACGATGTGCTGTAGCCAGTGACTTTGCTGGCTACATTTCACTGTATGTTAAACCTGTTCGATTTCGCTTTGGTTTTGTTCTGTCGTTGTATTTGTGGTGTTCAGGCTGTTATACAACATGATGCCATGGCGTTTTAATTCTGCGTCGCTTACGTCTTCACCTAATGTAAAGGTTCCAGCATGAAGCGCCTTCTTCAAGAGCGTGAGAAACTGTTCAGCAAACGATGTTTTTGTGATGCTGTTGGTATTCGACGATTGATTAACTTCAAGAAACAGCATCAACCCAAGTCGTTTTATTTCTGCGTCGCTAACGTCGTTACCTTTAAATAAGGTTTCGGTTTCCAGTGCGTTTTTTATTGCGTCAAAAAACAATGTTGAGAAACGAGATTTCGCGCTTTGATCAACAGGCGCAGAAGGCACGTTTTGTATCGCATTACCGTTTGAATTAAATATACTTTCTGTACCAAGCAAGAGCCATTCAATAGACGTGCCTGTGTGCATAGCAACCTCAAAACAGGATACGGCGGGCGGCGATTTTACACGTTTCCATGAGGCCACTTTGCTTTGTGTTTCACCAATCGCTTTAGCCAAATCAATGTCTTTCGTTACGCCCATGACTTCACTTAAACGCGCCATAATTTCAATATTGTTGTATTCGAACTTTTCTACCACACGATCAGCCATTACGGGTTCCTGCTTTTTTGCATTAAATTATTGGTTTTTTGGCACGTTGTAAAACACAAATTGTATTTTTTGAAGTAAAAAGAACCAGTGCCTGACTACCTAATTAGTAATAAAGTAATATTTTGTTGTCTTTAAATAATATTTAATGCAATATTTTACTATTCCAGATTAACCAAACTAACGAACAACAAATGGCATTCCCTATTCTAACCAGTAGAGACCTACGCAGTTTGAGCTATCCCTAGCCGCAGGCTACGACAACAGTAACCCATACGAAAATTGGGAAAACGGCAAAGGAGCGCCTACAGTTAATGAATTCTTTGAGATTACCGCCCATTGTGGCCTTACGCCCAGTGAAAGTGTGGATTGGCTTACCGCCCCCAGAAAAGACGACCTGTTAAAGACGCTGTTTAACGTAGTGCGCAGAGGAATATCCGTAATGCACAGGGCAAAGGCGCAGGCAAATAGCAAAGACGTGATTAGTAGTAAGAAGTTGAGAAAGTAGTATGTTGTATTTTTTTCGAACCGCCGCTGTGTTGCTGGTGTTGTTTATGCTAAACGACCTTCGTGTGTTTTTTCTGGGGGCTGAGCGATTCAAGCAAACAGAAGCGAGCAAGCAAAGTATCACAGTACAAACCGAGCCTGTCATCTCACCAACTAAAAGTAAGACGCCGAGCGAAACACCCGGCGCGGATCCCAACAATCAAACCATAAAAAAACAGCACCACGGCAGCGCATGGCCGGGACCACTTTAAGATTATTCAAACACAGGAACTCTCATGAATTCTTATTCCAAAAGATCAATCGCGATTACTGTTGCAGTGTCCTTTATTGTGTCGCTGTTATTCAACGTGTTTGTCGAGTGGCAGCGGTATGAAAGCTATGTAGATACTTACGCTACACCTGCCCAACACTCTGGCAATTTTAGGGGCTTGCCCATCGATCCGCCCACATTTTTGGAAAAGGTCGCGCTTTTCTTGCATACTGGGGAATTTTACGATTCCGATGACGGTTCAAACTATCGCCGCCCATCCGGCACGACAACTGGCGGCTTACCCATTGATCCGTTAACGTTTTGGGACAAGGTCGAAATGCTATTTCATGCCGCCGAAGTGGAAAGTAAAACCGAGGCTAAAAAACCAGAAAATGCAGAGAAACGCGATAATGAATCGCAAACACTGTAAATATAGTGCTTTGAGTGCGTATCTCACTGAACCAATACAAGGCAATCAGCGCAAATCACTGGGGGGAGAATAATCCCCCTCCAAGCCCCATAAAACCTGGCCTCCAGCATTGTCCCCTCATATAGGAGAAAGAGCGCCAACAGGTTCAAACCCCGTTCTTTCCTCTCTAAGATCACTTTAGGTTAACCTTAAGATGACTTTACGATCCCTTAGCATTGTCTAATGGGGTGATCTCCTTCGTCGATCCCACTAAAAATAAATACTTTAGATCGCTTTAAGATCCCTTAAGACAAACCTTAAGACCTCAGCATTAGACCTTAAGATCACTTAAAGACTGCCTCGGGCATTGTCTTGAGATCTTAAGACCAGAACAGACAACAAGATCTGCGCTTATTCGGTTCTCCTTCGTCGTGAAACGTCGAACCGTGTCTTTTCAGCCTATCACCACTTCATACCAACTGAGCCTGTTACATGAACCAGAAGTTTAAACGACCTTTCAGGGAAATCTCGCCTACGTTGTTGGGCATAGTCTTTGCTGTGTTGCAGGGCTTTACTGTTTATTTTACCAAGAATGTCGAGAATCGAATTTCCGCACTGGATAGTAAGCTGGAACGAACATGGGAAATTACCCTTGTTACGAAAACCGAACTCGTCACCTTACAAGCCGAAATAAAAGCCATTAAAGCCGAGGTCAATAAACTACGCCTTGAGCAACAAAGCAATCGTGAGGCGTGGTTAAAACACGTCGCCGCTCATCCGCATTAGCAAATCTGTATTCACCAAATCAAAACCACACTATTCAAAACCTACTCAGGTTGTTAACACTTGTCTTTACGTCCCGCCTCTACTGTTTAACAAGAGATGTTTAACAAAACAGCCTTTCACCTTTCTTGCCTGCATCTACGGGGTTTGTCCTCGTTTTTTCCTCGTCGATGCTTATTACCCACCCAACGCAAAAAGCCACGCTTAAAGGCAAGTCTTAACAACCTGAGCCACATTTAATCACTGTGAGAATTAACCATGAATTTATTGAAAAAACTGTTCGGTTCGTCCGACCTCGTAAAAGCCGGGATAGAAGGTCTCGACGCCGTATTTTTTACCTATGAAGAAAAAGCAAAATTTCGTTTGGAGTTAATGCGAGCCTATGAGCCGTTTAAACTCGCACAGCGCTTGTTAGCCCTCACGTTCTGCATTCCTTATGCGCTGGGTTGGCTGGCGGTATTCATTGCCTCGTTTTGGCTGAATACCGAGCAACAAATCGCGTTGTTGTCGGGGGATATGGCGTTGGCTGTCGGCATTATTTTGAGTTTCTACTTTGGCGGCGGCTTTATTGAAGGCGTGCTGGGGAAAGCCAAAATCGACAAACCAACCCGCCGACTGTAACCCGTTTTTAACGTGCCCCCGGACAATCTTAACTGCAACAGCCGGGCTTAAACTATGTTTCGTTTCTCTCCACTCACGCTAAATCGGGTGTCTGATGTGAGCCGCCAGCTTGAGCAGGCCGCTAAAGCCATGCATCCGGTTATTCTCCAGTCGTTAAACCAAACCAGTTTTAAAGCCCGCCAAGAGGTTAACAATAACGCCTCTCAGGTATTTCACAATCCTACTCACCTTATCCGCAACGCCGCCTACGTTAAACCCGCTAAACAGGCCGAACCTTTCACCGTTGTGCATATTAAACAGCAGCCCTTCAACGGCGGCACACATAGCCCCGCCGACGTGTTATTACCTCATGTTGAAGGAGGAAAACGGCTCTCCAAAGGTCTGGAAATTGGTTTACGTGCAAGGCAGCTTTTAGGGCGATTACAAGGTAAAGGCATTCCCCGAAATACCCATTTTGTTCCGGGGGCAGGGGCTGAGCTGAATAAGTTTGGCAACCTCACACCTGCCAAGGTAAAGCGCATTCTCAACGAGACCAAACGCCCCGGCGGTAAATTCTTCATGTGGATCCCAGATGGCAGTCGTTACCCTTTGGTGATGCACCAGAAGAGTAAACAAGCCACCCCTGAAATTGCCTTGGTGGGCGTGGCACCGCCGCAGTATAAAAAGCGTTTTGCCTTTCATGCCATTGTAGAGCAAACCTTTGCTAAACATTACACATCAACGGTTCACCAGCGTTTAGATGCGCTATTGCCCGACCAAAAGCTAAATAGCCCCCGGTAAGTCTGGTTTACATACCCCCCGGTATCCCGGTACAGGCGTTTTCACGGCGATGAAACACAAACATATTGCCTGTAAATATCACCATGGCGCTAACCTGCCTTTGGGGTGAATAGCCGCTTTAATCCTCGGGTTGTCGTTGGTCTTTCATTGGGGAAAACACGGGCGCAGTGAATCGTTGAAACGCTGGCTGGCTCCGCTGGGTTTGCCCGTGGCAATCAGGCCAGTTTCTCAGTGTGATTTTGCTGCACATTGGCAAATCCTAAAACTCTCTGTATCGCTCTTAGGGGCATTTTAATAAGAACTTTACGATGGGGCGTGATGATGTGCTTAAAATCATAACTGAACGCTTCTCAGGGTGCTTTAAGGTACTTTACAGCCGAAACACTGAGGGTGATTCGAGGCTCGTTATTTCACTTCTGGGCGGGTTTTTAACTTGCGATCAACTACTTCTACTTCTCCGGCAAATTCGCCCCACCGTTCCCACTTCAACCAAGAAAAAATATGAGAGAAAACAAATGATTGTCACCCGCGCTAGTCTGGCGCAAATCTTTGACGTGAATGTATCAACAATTGATGCATGGGTGCGCCGAGGCATGCCCAGTTTAAAAAAGTCGGGAAAAGGTAACCCGTCTGAATATGAATCGTCGGCCTGTATTCAATGGCGACTCACCAAACAACTGGAAGAAGCGTTAATGTCTTCCGGTGCTTATCAAATTAACAGCGATCAAACAAGCAGCCATCAAGCCAGTGCGCAAGAACTCAAACGCCGCCGTTTAGAAGCTGAAACCATTATTGCTGAACTCGATCAGGAAAAGAAAATGATTGAGCTGGCAGAAAAGAAAAAGCAACTGGTGTTCATTGAAGATGCTAACGCCAACATTATCGACGCGGTAACCACACTGCGCCAGCGTTTACTCACCATTCCCCGACGCTTAACCCCGCTTGTTCTGGGCGAAACCAACGACCGGACTGTTCACAGTAAAATAGAAAAAGAAATCACCGATGCACTCGCCGACATTTCCCGCACCTATGCGCGTGAAGCCAAGGCCGCAGAGAATTCAGCTTCTTAACGGCTTAGCCAAAGCCGCGCAAATTCCCCCCAAACTATCGGTTACCCAATGGGCTGAAAAGTATCGGATCATTTCCGCAGGTAACGCCGAGCCGGGGCGCTACCGTGCCGACCGCGCACCGTACCAGCAAGAGCCGATGAACTGCGCCGCCAACCCCGACATTGAGCGCATTACCCTGCAATGGGGTGCGCAGTTGGGCAAAACCGAAATTATTAACAACATTATCGGCTACGGGATCCACTGGGACGCCCGTTCGCAAATGATGATGCACCCGACTCAGGGCGATCTTGCCACCTGGCTGGAAACCAAACTTAACCCGCTGCTTACCGACACGCCGCAAATTGCCGGATTGGTCGCCTCTCCGCGCAGCCGCGACGGGGTAAACAACTCGCGCATGAAGTCGTATCCCGGCGGCTTTCTCATGTTTGCGTGGTCTGGCTCGCCTAACACCATGCGAGGCCGATCCGCGCCGATCATTTTGTGCGACGAAGTAGACGGCTACGAAGCCACCGCCGAAGGCGACCCGATTAACCTGTTGTGGCAACGCTCCGCGACATTTGGCGATCAGCGTTTGTTAGTGGTAACCAGTACGCCCACGTTAAAAGGCGAATCACGGGTAGAAAGCTCGTTTTTACAAGGCGACCAACGCCGCTTTTATGTGCCTTGCCCCCATTGCGACACCACACAAACATTGAAATGGTCTAACGTGGTTTGGCAAAAAGACCAACACGGCGACCCTTTACCCGAAACCGCCGTTTACGTGTGTGAGCATTGCGGCGCGGAAATTCTCGACGGACACAAACCCGCCATGTTGCGCCGGGGTAACTGGATTGCCGCCAAGCCTTTTAAAGGCCATGCGTCTTTTCATTTGAACGAATTGTATTCCCCGTTTCGCAAATGGCGCGACATTGTGCGCAGCTTCATCGAGAAAAAAGCCGCCAACGATTTACAAAGTTTTGTGAATGTGTCGTTGGCTGAAACGTGGGAAGAAGCCGGGGAACGGCTGGAAGCCTCACCACTGTATCACCGCCGGGAATACTACCCCGCGCCAATCCCCAGCCGCGCCCTTGTGCTTACTTGCGGGGTAGATGTGCAAGACGACCGATTGGAAGCCACGGTTTACGGCTGGGGCAAAGGTGCCGAAAGTTGGGCGATTTTGCACCGGGTATTTGAAGGCGATCCCGGTCGGGCGGAATTGTGGCGGCGACTGGATGAATTTTTAATCGCACCGTTACAGCACCAGTCGGGCCAGCATCTGAGAATTGCCGCCACCTGTATCGATTCCGGCGGGCATTACACCGATGCGGTATATAAATTCTGTAAGGAACGCGCCTTTCGCCACACCTACGCCATTAAAGGTTCCAGCAACAAACATGCGCCGATTTTGTCGCGCCCGTCTACCAGCAACAAAGCCAAAATAAAACTGTTTTCAATTGGCGTGTCGAGCGCCAAAGAGCTGTTGTATTCGCGCTTAAAAATAGCCGAGCCGGGCGCGGGCTTTGTGCATTTTCCCCGTGATGTGGCTTACATTGATGAAGAATTCTTTGAGCAATTGACCGCAGAAAAGCGGGTGACCCGCTATGTAAAAGGCTTTGCCGTACATGAGTTTGTGAAAACCCGTCCACGAAATGAAGCCCTCGACTGTTTTGTATACGCCTTAGCCGCCTTTGAAATACTCAACCCGAACTTATCGGCGGTGGTTGCCCGGTTAACCCCCGCACCTGAGCCGCCACCCGACCCAAGCGCCGACGACGCGCTATTACCCTCACAAATCCAACTACACCGCCGCCGACGGGTGATCCGTCCGGCTGGCTCGCCCTCAAGGAAACGCCCAACATGGTAACTTCTCCCCAACGCTTATACGCGGGCGACTCGTTAACGTGGATTGCCCGTTTTGCCGCTTACCCGGCTTCTGCTGGCTGGCAATTGCGTTATACCCTCACCAGCGCCGAACAGGTTTATTCCAATGTGTTCACCGTGTCATCTCTTAGCGACGATTTCAGGGTTAGCGACGATTTTAAAGTAGCGCTTAGCCCGTTAAAGTCTGCCACGCTTGCCGCTGGCGATTACGTGTTATTTGCCACGGTAGAAAAAGATAACGCCCGCCACACGGTACAAGAAACCCGTTTTACCGTATTGCCCGCGATTACCGAAGCGCAAGACCGCCGCACACAGGCCGAGCGCACCTTAAGCGCCATTGAAAACCTGTTAGAAGGCAAAGCCAGCGACGATCAACAAATGATCCAGTACGCCGGGCGCACCTTGTCCCGCTACACCTTCGAGCAACTAGCGCAGATCCGCAGCCGTTTACGGCGCACCGTTGCCCGCCAGCAAGCCAGAAAAGCCGGGGCAAAACCCTTTATTGGGGCGGTGTTGCGTTAATGTTCAACCTTAAAACGCTATTCACCAAAAGCCGATTTAACCTGTTGCGACAAAAAGCGAATAACGCTAATCCTCACCACAAAACAAGCGCTAAACCCCAAACCAAACCCAGCCCCAAAATCAAAGCCGTGCGCAATGCGTGGGTAGCGTCGGAAACCTCGCGTTTGGTCGCCAGTTGGTTTACCAACGGCACGCCCATTAACCAGCAAATCGCCGCCGACCTCACCGCATTACGCACCCGTTCCCGCGACTTAGCAAAAAACTCTGATTACATTCGTCGATTCTTTCAAATCGCCAAAACCAATATTGTCGGCGATACCGGGTTTCGGTTCGATTCACAAGTAGTGAAAGCCAGCGGCAAACCCGACGACACCGCCCGCAAAGCCATTGAAACGGGTTGGCAGGCATTTAGCCGAAAAGGGATTGCTTGCGCTCAGGGGCGCTTGTCGCTGTGGGAAATGCAGAATTTAGCCGTGGAATGCTTGTTTCGCGACGGTGAAATTATTCTGTTGGAATACCGGGGCGCACAAGAAAACCCGTTTGGCATTGCTTACAAATTTATCGATCCGGCAGTGCTCGACGTTAACCACAACGGCGAAAGCGGCGGTAACCCGGTAAAAATGGGCATAGAAACCGACGCCCGAGGCCGCATTGTGGCTTATCACTTCCAAAGCACCGACACCACCCACGAGAATTTTTATCGCATTGGCGGCAACGGCTATCTGCGCATTGCTGCCGAACATGTTATTCACCGCTTTTTGGTGGAATACGTGGATCAAATTCGCGGCATTCCACACTTAGCCGCCGCCATGCTGCGGTTAAAAATGCTCGACGAATACGAAAGTAACGAACTGATTGGGGCGCGTTTGGGTGCGTCGTCAATGGGCTTTATTGAGCGAGGCGAGGATGGCGGCAGCCTTGAAGGGGTGAACGCTGTTTTCGACCCCGACGCGGATCACGATTACCCCGAGGATCCGCAAATCGACGTGGAGCCAGGTTCATGGCACTTCATTGAGAATGGCGCAAAGATCCACAACTGGAGCGGCGACCGGGTAACCACGGCTTACCGCGACTTTGTAAAAGGCGTATTGCGCGGTATAGCGTCGAGTTTGGGGGTGTCTTACAACACCTTGGCTAACGATTTAGAGGGCGTGAATTATTCCTCTATACGCCAAGCCGTATTAGAAGATCGCGACTTTTGGCGGGCAATTCAACACTGGATGAAAGAAAACCTGCTATCCGATATTTTTGAACGCTGGTTGGGTTCGGCGCTGCTTTCTGGCGCACTGACCACACCCACAGGCGTTAAGTTGGCGGCGCAGCACATCGACCGTTTCCGGGCGCATACCTTCACCGGGCGGCGCTGGCAATGGGTCGACCCGCTAAAAGACATCACCGCGCACGAAAAAGCCCATACGCTTAAGGTGCGTTCCCGCTCGTCGATTATTCGTGAAATGGGCGACGACCCCAGCGACGTATTCAGGGAAATTGCCGAAGAAAACGCGCTTATGCAATCCATGGGGATCGATCCCCAACCGCTACAAGAACAGCCGCTACAAGAACAGCCACCGTCTCATTCATCCCCATCAACAGAAAAGCCCGCCAACCATGACAACACAACCAAGCCCGGAACCGCTAAACACACAATTTAGATCACAGCCCCACACCCGCGACTATTCCCATACACAGCACAGTAATACGCGGTACTTGTCGGCATTGGCACAAGCCAACCGGGAATTAGTGATTGATGAACAGCACCGCACCGTGGAGCTGGCCTTTTCCAGTGAAACCCCGTATTTGCGCTGGTTTGGCAATGAAATTCTTGATCATTCACCCAATGCCGTAAATTTGCAGCGCTTGCGCTCCGGCGGCGCGTTATTAATGGATCACGACCCCAGCGATCAGGTCGGCGTGGTGGAATCGGTGCGAATAGATGCGGATCGCGTTGCCCGTGCAGTCGTGCGTTTTAGCCGCTCGCAGCGAGCACAGGAAATCTTCAACGACGTGATCGACGGTATCCGAAATAGCATCTCCGTGGGGTATTTCGTGAACGACATGATCGCTGAACCTCAAACCAATACAGAAACCAGCACAGAAACCACAACAGACACCGACGCTTACCGCATCACCGCATGGGAGCCGTTCGAAATTTCGATAGTGTCGGTTCCTGCCGATCCGACTGTGGGCATAGGCCGCGCAATGTCCGAACTCCCAACCACTATTCCCATTCCCAACACACAAGAGCAACCCGCCACCATGACAGAACCCGCCAACCTCACCACACCACCGTTAACCTCACCGCAGACAAGCACCGCCGACGCCATCGCCGCCGAACGCACCCGCATTCAAACCCTTACCGATACCGGCGCAAAATTTGGCGCACACGATTTAGCCCAACGCTGTATTGAAGACGGATCCAGCCCCGATACCCTGAACGCGCTGATTCTGGAGCGCAAAGGCTTTAGCGCCCAGCCTGCCGAAGGCACCACCGCAATCGGCCTTACCGATCAGGAAGTGCGTCATTACTCTGTGGTGAAAGTGTTAAATGCGCTTGCCAACCCCAACGACAAACGCGCCCAGCAAACCGCCGCCTTTGAGCTGGAAGTGGGCGCAGAAGCCGCCCGAAAATTACAAAAAGAAGCCAAAGGGATCATTGTGCCTTATGAGGTGCTTTCTCGTGCGCACAGTGCGGGATCTGCCGTGGACGGCGGTAACCTGATCAAAACCGATCTGTTGTCTGGCTCCTTCATCGACCTGTTGCAAAACCGACTTGCCATTATGGGCGCAGGGGCAACCATGCTATCGGGCTTAGAAGGCAATATCGCCATTCCCCGGCAAACAGGCGGCGCGGCGGCGTTTTGGCTGGCTGAAAATGGCGAGCCGTCGGAAACCTCAGCAACCTTTGATCAAATCGCCCTCACGCCCAAAACTGTTGGAGCCTACACAGAACTGTCGCGCAAGTTGTTACAGCAAAGTTCAATCGGCATGGAACAGTTTGTGCTGAACGAATTAACCCGCGTGCTGGCGCTGGAAATTGATCGCGTGGCCTTAAACGGCTCCGGCACGGCTAACCAGCCGCTAGGCATTTTGAAGGTGCCGGGTATTGGCTCCGTTGCAGGCGGCACGAACGGCGCGGCTCCGCTGTGGAAACACATTGTGGATTTAGAAACCGAGATTGCCGACGCTAACGCCGACGTGGGTTCATTAAAGTACCTCACTAATGCCAAAGTGCGCGGCAAACTCAAGCAAACCGAAATTACCCCGAACAGCGGGCGCTTTGTGTTTGCAGGTGCAAGTATGAACGGTTACGACACCATTGTTTCAAATCAGGTTCCCAAAACCCTAACCAAAGGCACAGGAACCAATTTATCGGCGATAGTGTTTGGCAATTTTGCCGATCTCATCATTGGCATGTGGGGCGGCTTGGATTTACAAGTCAACCCTTACAGCCTCGACAAAAAAGGCGCGGTTCGGGTAACGGCCTTTCAGGACGTGGACACAGTGATCCGCCACCCGGAAAGCTTCGCCGCCATGACCGACGCGATCACCCACTAATAAACCGCTTTTGGCGGCTCCAACCTTCAGCGAGTCGCCTATTTCCCTCAGCAGGCAACCGATGAAAACCTACACATCAACCCGAAACCAATTTGTAAACGGTGAAGCCGTGGCATTAAACGACACCGTACAGGCCGACCCGGAAAAGGTTGCGTACCTTATCGCCCGTGGTTTTTTAGTTGAAACCCAGCCTAAACCCAAAGCCACCCGCAAACGCCAAAACAAAGCCCCGGAAGCACTTTCAACAAAAGCGCTTTCAACTGAAACTCTCTCAACCAAGGCGCCTTCAATAAAAAGCCAGCCAGATGAACAGCCCCCGCAGGAACACGCCGAATAATGAACATGGCTAAACAAATACAGCAAGCCGAAGCCGCCATTATTCGCAGCATGGGCGTTACAGCCGTATTCATTACTCACGATAACCAACACCACCCATTAAACGTACTGCCCAAAGAAGACACCCGCCACACCCAAAATAACGACTTCCGCAGCCGTAACACATCGCGGCAATTCGAAGCCCTCGCCAGCGATATACCCAACGACTGGCGCGACGGCGTATTACTGCTTGCCGAAACCCGTTTTAACGTGGTGGATGTGGTGGTAGATAGTTATGAAGTGAGAGGGGAAATCTGGGTTGAATAACAAGCGCCATCTTTCAGAAAGACTATGAAAATTCGTTCCATTCTTGCCCGCTTAAATGCATCAACGGTATTCAATGCCGTGCGTTTAACACGGGAATTACCCGATATTAGCCGCTTTAACGACAACGAACTACCCGCTGTTTACATGCTTCCGGCGTCGTCGCGGGGCGGTGCTGAGCAAGGCGATTTACACTTACAGCAAGAAAGTATGGAAGTGTATTCGTTTTGCCTAATCACCAAAGCACCCGAACCGAACGGCGATGATGAGCCGTTAGACGATGCCATCACCGAGTTACGGCGTTTGTTGTTTGGCTTTCAAATTGATGCCACCTATTCACCGCTGGCACTGGGTGAAGGGGATCTGTTCGATTTTACATCGCGGGTGAATGCATGGATTGAAACTTACCTTACCCGCCGTACATTCAGAGGTTAACCCAGCGCCAGTACATGCCTTTTCTCTCTTTTCCTTCCTCATCTACTTTTACAATCTTGCCTGAATGAACCCACACTATGAAATTCAAAGCGAAAACCCTGCTGGCTAAAATTGAAAGCAGCTATGGCACCGATCCCAGCCCAACCGGATCCGATGCGGTGCAAACCAAAAACTTATCGATCACGCCTTACACGGGCAACACCATTTCCCGCGACTTAGACCGCGAAACTCTGGGCGCACAGGAACAAATCAATGTTAACCCTCACGTTGAAATCACCTTTGATGTTGAATTGGCAGGCTCCGGCACGGCGGGCAGCCCTCCGGCTTATGGGGCGTTGTTGCGCGGCTGCGGTCTGGTAGAACATATCGAGGCGGCACAAGTAAGCTACACGCCCACAAGTAGCCAGTTTGAATCGGTCACCCTGTATTATTTGCAGCGCAACGACACAGGCGGTTTTATGCAACAAACCCTAACCGGGTGTCGGGGATCGGTGTCATTTTCGGTAGACAGCGCCGGGATCCCGGTTATGTCGTTCACCTTCTTAGGCTTTTATCAAACTCCGGTTGATGCCGCCAACATCGCCATAGACCGATCCGCGTTTATCGATCCGGTTTACGTCTCGAAAGATAACACAACGCTTACCTTTGGCGGCTATACCGCGAAGGCGTCGGGCTTTTCGGTGGATTTGGCAAACGCAACCACCATGCGATCCGTTACCGGGGCGCGGTATGTGAGTATTTCCGACCGTACACCCGCCGGACAAACCACCATCGACGCGCCACCGCTAAGCGAGAAAGACTTTTATTCACTGGTTGAATCGCACAACGGCACCCACACCGAAGCGGTAAGGCTTACCCATGGCACGCTTGCCGGAAACATTGTGGAAATTGCCGCCCCCAAGGTGCAGTTTACCAGTATTCAACACACCGATTCCGACGGCGAATTAGCTTTTCAACTGGCAATGTCGTTTTTACCTGAGTTGGGAAATGATGAGTTGGTGTTAGTGGTGAAGTAAGCGGGAGGTATTGCGGCGAAATGCTCGTAAGGCTTGACGAATGAAAAGAGTGGATAAATTTAATTGCTCCCTTTTAAATACTTTGATAGGTTTATATTTTAACCTTGCTCGATATAGAGGAATAAATTATGTCAAATGAATGCTGTCCAAACTGTGGAAGACCAAGACAATTAAAAGAAGACTTTGACGACGCAAATGAAGGTGATAGAAGGCAGCAACAAAACGACGAACCAATACCTACTTATGAACCCGATGGCCCTTTTTGGAAATCGCCTGGAATTTAATTTTTTTGATTTATTATGTTTTAAGTTAATTGATGTTGCACTTTATAATTTAGATGGGAATAAGAATCTAATTTCTTTAAAGATAATCTATTAGGTAACCCATCTATATTCTTGAATATTGCACAATGTCAATTATAAAACCCGAAAAATCATAAAAAATATAATTAAAATGCTCGTAAGGCTTAACCGAGCATGGCAGGTTTTAAGGACTTTTAATTTAGAACGGGTTACCGCCGTTCAGTGTGATAAAGCCTTGATCAAACCTGGAGTTTGTAAAATAAGAATTGCGGATATCAACCTTTATTGCCTTATCTAAACAGGAATCCGTCTGCCATTTCACTTTACCTGTGAATCCTTTGTTATTGTCGTTGTTATTGTCATGAATAGTGATAACTCCGGTCTGGAAAGGCTTTAAAATAGCGATTTCTGAGTTTAAAGGGTAGTTATCATTATTAAACTCTCCTCTAAATGTAACGTCATAGGGGGCATATGGCGAAGCATCGTATTTTAAAAATTCAAACTGAACATTTATCGACTTATAGCTTGTGTTAGTCACGAATATTGCAGCAGACCAACTTTGTGATTGCGTAAAAAACGATGGTAAAAACATTGAATTCCTAGACCCCAAGCCATTTTCACCATGTGCCAGCGGGTAACATAAATCTTGGTTCTCTGTATGTGCTTGTGCTGAAAAACCACTTGTTAATCCCATTGCCAGTAATAGCGCATTAACTGTTTTCATGTTGTTTATTCCTCTGTAAGTGTGAGTTAAATGCCGCCGATATTGGCGACCACGCCAGCTTACAGATGAACCCAAATGAAGTGTAGGTCATTTTAGCATCCATTTCGTGCTGTATTTTCTTTCTTTTCTAACTCTCTTTTTCCTTCTCCTTTCCTCCCTTCTTTCTAATTAAGGACACCTTTCTATGTCATTCCAATTTATCCCCATCGATACCATTAAACGCATTATCAATATTGAAGTTCCCGGCGATTTTGGCGCGTGTAAAAAAGCCGATTTTGAAGCCGAATTTAAGCGCCTCCCGGTAAGTGAAGCAAAAAACCTGATCCAGCAAATCCAAAATAAAACCGCCGATGAAGACAAGGTATTACGTGAAAACGTGGTGAACATTGCGGGCGTGTCGGATGCCAACGGCAACCCGTTAACCTTTAACCAAGAATTGCTAAGCCAGTTAGCCGAACAAGCCTATATTCGAGCGCCATTGCTCGCCGGGTTTATGGAAGTGAATTACAGCTTGGAGAAGCTGCGAGAAAAAAACTCCAACAGGTAGGGCGTGCGCTGGCTTGCCCACAATCGGGACGCGATGCAACCAGCCGGGAAGAACTGGCGTTTTTTCGTGGCATTAGTGCCAGCTTTGCCCGGCCTCGTTCGGTTGTGGTTCCCATTTGGCCTGAAACCCTGCCTGCACTTTCGCTTTTTGCCCGCTCGTTAACGCAGTGGCGCACGTCTCCCGCTGGTCTGATTGGGCTGGATTACAACGCCTTACACCTGCTTATGGCTTACGACGACATTCCCACCCACAAGCGCCGCGATTTATTACGTGATGTTGCCGCCCTTGAACGGGGCTATCTTTCTGCACTGAGGCGCTAATGTCTAAAAAATATAAAATCGGCCTTATTATCGAGGGCGACGGTAAAGGCGGTATCAAAGCCATTACCGACACCAACAAATCATTAACCACCTTTCAGCGCCAACTCACCCGCACCACACAAAACAATCAATCGTTTATGCAGTCGCTGGGCAAAACCTCGCTAAAAATGGGCGCAGCAGGGGCGGCGCTGGCGTCGGTGGCAACGTTGGCGGGCACGTTTGCCACAGTATTAAAAACCGACACCATTCATGAATTAAACAGCCTTGCCCGAAGCGTTGATGTGTCGGTTGATAGTTTGTCGTCGTGGTCTTATGCCGCGCAAAGTGTCGGGTTGTCGTCGGACAAAATGGGCGACATCTTCAAAGACAGCAGCGATAAAATAGGCGACTTTGTGGCAACCGGGGGCGGCGAAGCAATAGACCTGTTCGACAATTTGAACCTGTCGATTGATGAACTAAAACAGCTTCACCCCGACCAGCAACTGTTAGCTATTGCCGATGGACTGGAGCAAGTCGGCACCCACGGCGAAAAAGTGTTTTATCTGGAAAGCCTCGCCGATGAAGCATCGCGTCTGTTGCCTCTGCTTAAAAACGGCGCAACGGGTTTGCTTAAGATGCAGCGCGAAGCCGATTTACTGGGGGTAACACTCAGTGATGTTGATGCCGCAAAAGTAGAACACGCATCGGATTCGTTCCGGGTGTTAGGCGGTGCCGCTGAGGGTTTCGCTAATCAATTAACCGTGCAACTGTCGGCAGCGTTTGCGGGTTTGGGTGAAAACGTGCTCGAACTGCTGGAGCAATTCGGCGGTATGTCTGGCGTGGTGGAAACCGTGGTAAACAATACCGTGGCGGGCTTAGGCGTGGTGATCAATACCATTCACGCCATTGAAATTATTTTAAAAACCATTGGCAACGCGTGGTTGCAACTGGCTGTGGTTGCTGGCGATGCCCTTGCACAACAAGCACAAGGCGTGGTTTGGTTAATTGAACAACCCCTCGATAAACTCACCGATGCCATTGGATTTATTATGGACGGTTGGGCGCAACTGTTCGAAGCCGTGGGCGAATTCTTGGGAGAAACCGGGCAAAGCTTAACGGCCTTTGGTGGTTCTGTGCGGGCAGCCAGTATTGAAGTGACCGACTTTAATCTCACCACACAAGACATTACCAACGCACAAGCCGGGTTAAAAACCGCGCTTGCCAATTCAACCAGCGAAATCGAGCGCATGAAAGCCGAAGCCCCCGGCGACAGCTTTGTTGCCGATTGGCAAGCCGCTCAACACAGCATTGAACAGCAAGCCAAGGCGACCGTTGCACTGGGCGAAGCTAACGACCAAGCCCAAACCAAACTACAACAAACCACCGCCGCCGCTTTGGAGCAAACCGAACAAGCCAGCGCTTACGCGCAATCGTGGGAAAGCGCGGTTGAAAGAATTGATGAAGCCTTTGCCAGTGGCTGGTTAGATCTCATTCAGGGTAACGCCACCGACGTATTTCAATCTGTATTAGGCGGCTTTGAGCAAATGCTCGCTGAAATGCTGCATTTAGCTGTTACCAAACCCATTTTGTTAAATGTGCAGGCGGGAATAGAAAGCGTGTTTGGCTCTGGTTTCGGCTCTGGTATAGGCGGCAGCGGATTCAATATCGGCTCTTTATTCAGTGCTGGTGATTCCTTGTTAGGCGGTGGTATTGGCGGCTCTATTCTGGGCGTTGGTAATACGCTTATGAATGTAGGCTCTAGCCTGGGTTTTTCCGGTTTGGGGGCGTTTGGCTCCGGGTTTGCTTCCACCGGGGCAATTCTGGGCACACAAGGTGTATTTGGTGGCTTGGGTACGTCGCTCACCAATATGGGTTCGTTGTTTGGCTCCGGCTCCGTGCTGGGCGGTATCGGCGCGGCCTTGCCTGTAGTGGGTTTGGTAGCAGGAGCCGCCCAGTTAATTGATTCGATTGCAGGTGGAAAACTGTTCGGCTCTGGCTGGCAATATGACGACCACGGGCTGAATGTGCGTTACGCCAACGGGCAGTTTTCCGGGAATAACTATTCAACCGAAGTGAAACAGCGGTCGTTATTTCGCGGGCGTAAATGGCGTACAGAAGAAACCCCGCTGGATGATGCTGTTGTTCAGGGTATGAACCAGTATTTTGATGGCGTGGAGTCGTTAATTCTGGGCGCAGCCAATGAGCTGGGTCTTGATAGCGTTACGCAGTCGCAAAGTGTTTTTGGTGGTGAAAACCCCGGCGATTGGGGATTTGACGGCACCGACTGGCGCGAAGAATGGGAGCGCTTTTTAGATAACAACGTGATTGAAACCACCAAGAGTTTAGACGACTTTTTAAAAAGCTATTCATCCAGTTTCGAACTTAGCCTCAAGGATTTGAGCGACGAAGAAGCACAAGCCGCGATTCAACAATGGGCAAGCCAAACCACTAACGAACTGGTGAATACCATTTTTGGCGATGCGCTCGACGGGTTAGCCGTTCAGGGTGAAAACCTTGGCGATACATTATCGCGGGTAATGCGCCAATTGGCGTTAGTGGATCAAGGTTTTGCCAGCGTGAATGTGAGCCTTGAAACACTGGCAAGCCATGCGGGTGTGTCTGAGTTGGTGTTTTCAGATGATGTGGTGCAACAAGCCGGGGGCGGTGATCGCTTAACCGCGTTATTGCAGGGTTATCAATCGGCGTTTTTTACCGAAGAAGAATTGATCAGCCGCTCCCTTGAAAGTATGGCAGATCAGGTGAAAACCGCGCTTAACGACTTAGGTTTAGCTTACGGCGATGACTTTCGCGCCCGGTTTGAACAGGTATCGGATAGCGGCTTGTCGGCTTCTGAGCTGGTAAACTGGCTGGAAGCGGGCAATCTGGTTGGGCAGTTTGAAGCCCTTGGGGATCGCCTTGCCGAAGTGATGAAAATCGACGATCCCAGCGGCATTTTACAGGGCTATTTTGCGAATGCAGCTCTAATTCAAGACAGTACACAAACCAGTACTCAAACCGCAACCCAATCCGCAACGACGGCAGACGGTACACAAGCAACCACGCAAGAAGACAGCACACAAGCCGCACAACAGGCACAGCAAGCCGCGCAAATTGCCGATCCGATTGTGTCGGAAGTGGCAAGCCTGAATACAAGGGTAAACGACACCATTGGTAGCACCAACAGCCATTTGGTTGCTATCGACAGCCGTTTGGGTGAAGTGAATGCCTCGATTGCGTCTGGCCTTCAAACCTTCACCACAGAAGTAAAAGCGTGGCGTGTGGATACCGATAGCCACATTGCCCAGCTTTCCCGCCATATTGCCAACATTGCGGATCAAACCGCAACGGCGCAGCAACACACCGCAACCATGATCCAAGACGTTACCCGGCTCATTACCGACAAGCGCCAAACGCCCCCCATTTTCGATCAACCGCCCTTGTTATAAACCCTGCTTAGACATTCCAACATGACCCCATTTCAAACCTGGCTGTTAAGCCTCGATCAAAAACGCACTGTGCTGTTAGAAGTGGATTATTTACACAACGGTGAACCCGGTACGCTGTATTGGTCGAACCGGGCTTTCATCTCCACAGCGCAAGACTCGCCACCCTCAACGCCCTTTGATGAGGTGATTCTAAGCGGCTTAACCTACAGTCGCGATATGCAAGGCCAGCTTTCCGGCTCGTTGGGGCTGTCGGTTGGTTCAGTGCAAATTGCGGCAACCCCTGAAGTGAGCGCGGCGGCAGCTTTTCAATTTACCGGGCAAGCCGTGCGGGTGTATTTAGGTGATCAGCGCTGGCGGCGTGATGATTTTCAGTTAGTGGCCTTACTTACCGCCGAGCACTTGCAGCCCGCCAGCGCTTCACATTACGTGCTCACGTTCAGAACCCAGCGTTTAGATCTCAGCGAGTCACTAAACACCCGTCGCATTACTCAAGGAGCCAATCAAGACGCAGTAAAGCCCGTGTGTTTTGGCTATTGCCGTAACATTCGCCCGGTGCAGGTAGATGAAGCGGGGTTAGTGTGGGCAGTTCACGACGGTGCTATCACGCAGGTGCATCAAGTGAGGGTAAACGGCGCGGTGGTGTCGGCTTCGGTTAATCACGGCGCTGGCACCTTCACACTCAGTGCGCCGCCCAATGGCATCTTAACCGCCGACGTAACAGGTGAAGGTAACCGCATTCACGCCGTGTTACTGGCAATACTGGCGCGGCTAAACGGGATCGAGATTGATCACAGCAGTTTTGCCCTATTGCCAGCGGTGAACGTTGGCCTTTACAGCCGAACAGAGATAAGTGTTAGCCAAGCATTAGACGCCATATTAAAAAGCGTGGCGGGCTATTGGGGGGTTAACCGTTTAGGCAATTTTCAGGTGGGCGTATTGGTGCGGCCTGCAACCGAAAACGATCCGCAGATCACCGACCAGCTCACCCCCGACGACATTCTGAACAATGGTGTTGCCTTTGATAAGCGTGTTATCCCCGCTTCTGAAATAGTACTGAAACACAACAAAAACTATGCACCGCAAGCCGTACCAGGGTTTGAAGAAACGTTTCTAACGTGCAGTGAACAGCGCCCCGATGTGGTAGCCCTTTATCCCGACGCCGAGCGCAAACAAACCGAAACATTGCTCAGTGACAAAGCCAGCGCAGAAAGCGAAACTCAGCGGCTTAGTACATTTTTTGATGCGCCTTTAAAGCTCTACACGGTGAATGCTTTTGCGTTGCCGTTTGCCTTCAATGTTGGTCAGCGCATCGGCATTACTTATCCTCATTTCAACATGCATAACGGGATCGCCGCTGTGATCGTTGCCATTCTCGACGACCCACTAAAAGGCGTGACCCGTTTAAAGGTGCTTACTCATGGCTAACGCCCGTTTTATTTTTGCTAACCACTGGGACAGCGCCACATTGATACAAAGCACCGGGGATAGCGCCCCGTTATTACCTGTTACGCACACTCAGCAATACAATAATTCCCGTGTGTTTCGCAGCGAGAGCACGCAACCGATTACGCTGTTGTTCAACTGGCAATACCCGGTGTTTTTAGATGCCTTTACGCTGTGGCGGCATAACCTCACCAGTGGCGCACAACTTCGCATTGAATTGTTTAATCAGGCGAACCAAGCCGGGGATCCGGTTTACGATTCCGGGCTGATCCCGGCAGACATTCCCAAAGTGTTGGGCGATTTGGTGTGGGGTAAAGATCCGCTGGGCGTCTCTACATACAGCGGTTGGCGCACTGCAACCCGTGCGGTGTGGTTTGAGCAAACCCGTGTGGTGTTAAGTGGACGGCTTACCATCCTCAACTCCGACAACCCCAGCGGCTACATTGAAATAGGCCGCATTTACGCCGGGGAAACCTTTTCGCCAACCTTCAATATTGACTTGGGGCATGTGTTCCAGTGGGAAACCCAAAGCGACGCACACCCGACAGCGGGCGGCTCGGTGCATACCTTGGATACCGCTGTTTATCGGCGTGTGTCGTTTAGCTTGTCGCACCTGAACAGTGCCGACCGGGCGCAATTCTCAGAACTCAGCCGGAACTTGTCTATCCATAAAGATTTTTTCATTGCACTGCGTCCGCAAGCAGGTGGCACCATGGAGCGGGATTATTCCTTTGCGGCAAAGTTTGAACAACTGCCCAGCCTCACCGCGCAGGCGTCGCGCTATGAAACCCAATGCAGCATAAGAGAGGTGTAAATATGCCAGTTGTGCAGTTTTTTGCAGGCGATAAAGATTACATTGCCAAACTTAACCTAATGTCGGTACAGGCGGGCGACATCCAGCAAGCCAAAACCGACACCTTCCAATACCAAACCGATACCGCACAGTTAAAACAAGACGTGCTCACCCTCAAACACGATACCGAGCAAATCAAACAGCAAACCCAAGCTATCGCCGTGGGCGATCTCAACTGGCAAGCAACAACGGCAAATACAGCTATTTCCAACGGTGATCGGCTGCAATGCCATGTTGCCGGAATAGAATTCACGCTTTTTGATTTTGAGCAAACGCTAAATATTGGGCATTGGTTCAACATTAGCAATTATTCAGGCGGGGATTGTTATTTGAAAACAACCGCAACTTTACGCCTTTCTAGTGAATTGGGCAGTGTTGAAAATGGCGACCGATTTATTATTGCATCGGGCGAATCGTTTGCATTTAGTGCGGTGTCATTGACCCAAATCAGAGTGAATTAACTATTGGCAGATATACCAGCAAGCGCCATTACTGGGGCAACATTAAACAGTATTCAAAATGCAGTTATAGCGAATCGAACACATACCGAACAAGCGTTAAATACCTTACCCGTTAGTCCTATTAAATCTATTCAACGGGGAAGGTTAACAGTTGGTACAGCCATTCGCGTTTTGAATATTACCATTCAGGAAGTGAATCCAGATAAGACCATGGTGAACTTAATTAGTTATCGTAATGATGACTTTCCAACCTATCAGGGCGAAGTATGGTTAACCGATGCCACCACATTAACGTTCAGTAATAGAGCGACGGGCGGCAAAACGAATAGCATGCGTTATTCTTGGGAGGTAATCGAATATGTCTGAATTTTATTGTTTGTATTTAAATGAATTTAAGGTGGTGGGGACATCGGTTTGTAATATGCCCGTTAACGCTACTCAATTAGATGAAAGTGGCACCGGGATAATGACCGTCTCTAAAGCCGACTTTTTACAAGACGACTGTTTAAATAAACGCTATGTGAATGGACAGTTTGTTGATGAGCCGCTTAACCAGACGTAAAAACGCGGTTGAGCACAGGAAATCCGATGTGTTGTTAATTTTTACCTGAATGGGATTAAAAAGTGGCTGAATATGGGTTGTCATTGTGCAATAAATAACATAGTATGCGCGTAAATTTTTACGCAGTTTTGTAAATTCATGATCGTTTATAACAAATTAAAGGTGTTCCCGCCCGTGTTAAAAGCTCTCAGAAAAGAGGCGGGATACACACAACAAGACCTTGCTTTAAGACTGGGTGTGTCTCGTGAAACCGTTGTGGCTATTGAAGGGGCTAAACGCAGCTCGATAGATTCGTTGCAACTGGCATTGCTTTACAAGTGGTGGAGTGTATGCAAGATAAAAGCGACATTGAACACTGTTGATAAATTTACTCAGTTGTTTAAAGACTTGTTAGACATTTAAATAACCCAATATGATAGCCTCTCAGCTTTTCAGAGCCGCCATTACCCCCGTATTCGGGGTTTTTTTTGCGATCTGCGGTTATATCTCATTTGGCGATCCGGCAGTTTTTGACAAACTGTTTATTGGTGTGCTTTTCGCTCTGTTTTTCTATTCGTCCGGGCGAAAAGATTATAATTTCACGTCATTGATTTTTATATTGCTGGTGTGGGAATTGCTCGCTGAACTTGTCTATATGATAGATATCAATGCCAGCGTTATTTTAAAGCTTTTACTTTATGGCCTGTTAATCCTGCCCACCTTTTTATTCAAAATTCCCACACCCATTAAAGCCTTTATACAAGTGTTTATTGTATGGGCGTCGGTTAATGAACTGTATTGGTTAGCAATAGGAAAAAACGCGCCTGATATTTATTGGGATGCGTTTATTTGTGCAGGATGTGCGTATATTGCCTTGCTCGTATTCGCCAGACCATTTATTATGAATTGGCTCAAATCGAATTCAGGCGAAGCAACCCAGATTGATTTTTACATTCATATTTTATTATTGTTGAATGCTTTTCTAAGCGCCTTATCACTGCTTGAATATACGCTCAGGCATACCTTTCATATTCAGTCGATGCTGATTTACGATCACTATATTGTTCTTACTCAAATCCTTTCATTAATTGGCCTTTTTGTTATTTCACGCGGTTACACAGGTTACGTTTTAGAGAGTCACGAATAAATTTAGCCAACAGTCATTTGATTATCTGATAGTGTAGTTGTGGATTTAAATCCACTTTATTACTTTTTAGGAGTCACTATCATGAAAAAAACCTTATTGATTTTAGCCGTTGCTTTTTTCGTTGCTTCACCCGCTCAGGCCAGCAGCAAACAAAAAGATCCCTCTGTACATCAAGCGACCATCCCGGTTAATATGAGTTTTTACGGATATTTTCTTAACCTGATCAACTAGTTAAGAAATTAATTGACCGTGTTAAGTGCATTACACTTTTTTTACTCTAATATTCGGAGCCGTTGAAATGCACTCCCTCACGGTCTTTTATTTCAGTTTGACTTTGTGAACCAGTAATCGTTAACATTCAATCCTTGTTCTGGGAGTGGGACAAAGGGATCAAAGAGATCGGATGCTATGCAAACCCCTTTCCTAATGAAATTTATGTTTGAGCCATTTTTGTTTCCTGACTGGCTCGAAAAGGACTTACCAGAACTGCTTTACGGTGCGACGCCTAAACAACTGCACAATTGCCAGCCAGAACAAGCCATCATACTTGAATGGGTAGAAGTGGCAGAGGAAGTGCAAATAAAAGACATCCGGGCATCAAACAAAGCTTATATAGACATGGGCAATAGCGGTTTTTACGCGGCAAAATCTGGTTTTAATATTTTATGAAAGCAATAACAAATGCGCTGCTTATGGCAGTTGACAGACTGGACACCGCAGGGCTTGATCTCAAAGCGTTCAAAGTGCTGTTAATCGTGTCGAAACATGAAGGCGGCGGAGTATTAGAGCTTGCCAAAAAGGGCAATATCTCCCGCTCTGTCTTTTCACGCTATGTTACCTTCCTATCCGGCGGCACCGACGCACTCCCCAAAAATGAAGCCTTCATTTCCATGACTGCCGTTGATCACCGTACCAAAGCATTAAACCTCACAGAGAAAGGCCGCGAGCTATTAAAAACGCTTGGGGATGATGTGGCGGTGATAGGGTTAAGCTAGCGTAATAATGTTTACAGCAATTGCTAAAGTACCGCCTATTTAAAACATTTCAAATTCGATCATATCCAGATAGCGTTTCTTTTCTGTAACAGATAAACCCGATCCATAGTCATCTGCTGTCGATGTTTTATCAACTGTCCAGCCTCCGAGAATTTCGGCTATTTCTTTGGGTATTTGTTGCGCTTTTTCTCTGAATGCATCTCTGTATGTGTGCCGGAAGCTATGGAACGTGTAGGGCTGTTGCCCGTTACCGGATGGCTTCCTAATACCGAGTGGAACCAGTGTACGGTTAAAGTCTTGTGATACTTTACTCGATACGTAGCCGCCTGAACGTTTAGAGTTGAGTTTAAATATAAGCCCTTTTAATGGACGCGAAGCCAACCAAGCTTCAAAGCCTAAGTCCAATACTTTTTGTGGGATTGGTAATGTGCGGCGTGAAGCTTTTGTTTTTGCTCTTTGGCCTTCCAGTGAGGCGATTTGAATACATAAAATACCCTCTATTGCCTTAAAGTTATCTCGTTGTAACTGACATATTTCATTCAAACGTAATCCCATTGCCAAAGACAGACGCGGAGCCCATTTGTAAAAGTCTACGTCCTGCTTATTGTTAAGTATTTTATGCAGTTGTTCAGGTGAAAATGCATGCCTCTTTTCAGCTTTTCTCACATCATCGGGGATAAGTAGTTTTGCATCGTATGGGCTTGATTCGATCCAATCGTTACGCACCGCAAAATCCAGAAATTCTTTTATTTTTTGCATATAGCCGTTAATCGTTGCTGGTGAGAGGCTGGGAAGATCTTCAAAGCGCCCTGTTGGAATCAGTTTAAACACTTCTTCAAGGGGTAAATCTCTTGTTTGTTTCTTTTTACTCACGTTGGAAGGAAAATGAATCAGCAAATCACGTATTTCCCGCAATTGCTTGTAACGTATGTCTTTTAACTTTAACTCTCGTCCCAGAACTGCAACCATTGCATTAGCGGCGACCGTTGGTCTGTCCATATATTTGGGGTTATGCTCTTTGGTCTTATCATTTTGAAGATCAACGAGGTATTCCTTAGCGGCTTCACCCAGATGTGGGATGTTGGTAACGGCAATATCTACCCTCTTAGCCGGGATTTGTTCCCAAGGTTTAGAATATTCGCTAAGAAAGCGGGTATACACTTCAACCATATTTTTAAGCCAGTGATAAACCAAACGCTCTTCTTTGTCGGCAGAAAGGTTTTTCGGTACAAGATGGCGGCTTTTAAGTTCGCCAATCTGAGTAGAAAAACGTTTTAATTCTCTTTCATTGCCATTCAAAGCATCGGCATACAATTCAAGTACTTGCGTGAGTTCTGCTATCAGTGTCTCTCGATCTGCTAATTCTTTGCCTGTGATGTCCTTTTCTATCCGATCGAATTGATAATTTGCCTCATTCATTGCGATCACTTGCAGATCGGAATCACTGATTTCAAGTAAGCGTTCACGTTGACGCCTTAGAGCCTGAAATTTGGAATCAAGTTCGACGCTATGAATACGGGCTTGGGCTTTTGCGGTTTCTCTGTTCTTGGTCTTGA